GATGTAAAATAACTCCAACTTGTTTGTCAGTAGAAATTTTACCGGGTGTTAATGAAGATGAATCAGATAAAACCTCAAAGTCTCCGCTTAAGTTAGCTGAGAAAAAAGGTACGTTTACGAAATCACCACCCTCTGTTGCATTTAGCTCAGCCATAGGTGCAACCACACCGCTTGCGAGAAAAGAATCTCGTGCAGTAGTTTGCTCTATGACATAAGGCGTAAATATCTCAGGGATGATAATATCACTCCTTAGAACTGCCATAAGTCCACAAATTTAAAATTTAACGGTGTGGGCGTAACCCTATATGGCTCTGCGTAGCTTTGCCTTTGTTCTATACTAGCGTGTTTTCGCTATATCATTCAACTTTCGCCAGAGTTCTTTATCTCTATTGTAAATAACACCTTGCTCAATAAGGTTTTGAGTCTCTTTTAAAAAAGGTTTTAACATATCTTCTGAAAAATTGTCAGAACTAGGTCTGGATATAGGGGCACCACCACCACTTAATGGTTTATTTTTTAATAAGTAAGGCTTTTCTTTTTCTAGTTTATTTTTTACATATTCTGCTACTGGTAGTTGTTCATACCCATCAACAATAACAGGTTGACCATCTTTTATTTGTATCTGGTCTTTAGGAACTAAACTATTTAAGACCAATTCTGGATCGTGTGTTATTTCAGATAAAGCTTGTATTGCTGGTGTTATTAGTTCCAGTTCTTTGTTTCTTGCTTCTAAGGTTTCTATTCTTTTTTTATCTTCAGCAGAACGATCTCGATACTGTTGTTCAAGAGCCTGTGTAGCTTCTGTGTACTTTCCTTCACTCTCTAACTTTTCTTGATCTACTTTTTGTTTAAATGCTAACAAAGCATCATAATCTTCTGGTACAACCTTTTCTTCTTTTTGGTTTTTTAATTTACCTATCAGTTCGTAGTTTTTTTGCTCTAACTTTTTAACTGATTCTTTTAACTGGTCAAGTTCGTTAAGGTTAACAGGTGGCGTAGCCACTGTTTCGTTTTCTTCTGTCATAAATAAAGCGTAACTTTTTTTTTAATATATCAGATAATTTACCATTTAACCTTATCAGCCCAATAAGCTGCACTTGTTTTACCTTTAGCAATATTTTTTGCATGTCTAGCTTTAAAAGATTTTCTTTTTGCTTTATCAGCATCTGACTCGCCTTTTCTCGGTGGCTTAGTCTTTGCGCCTTGCATACCAAAACGTATTAATTTATAACCATCGCCTTTTTTAATAACAACAGCATGGCTCTTACCGCTTTTATGACTCGGTGTTCTAATTGGTTTATCAACACCAGTAAATGTATGTCCACCTTTTTCAATAGCCATTATTTTCTGTAGCTCTTATAAATAGCCATATCAACTGTTCTCGCTTTATCTCCTCTCATGTAACTATTAACTCTGCCCATAGCCCATGCAGCCATTGGTACATTTCTTGATCCACCAGAAAGATAAGCACCTTGCCCTTTTCTATAAACTTTTGCAAGTTCACCATATTTAAACTTAGTGCCTTCAGCCTTTTTCTTAAGACTATTTTTTGTTGCGGCGTTTAATGGTTTTCTTCTGCTTTTTTGTGACATCTTGATTAACCCTAGATTTTTGTACAGCTTTTATATCAATAAAGGCACCTTTTTTATATAGTGCTGCTGTTCTTTTAATTTCAGCAGCCTTTGCAGATTTGTTTTTTGAACCCGACAAGTATTTTTTTGCAATACCTGTTTTTTTATCCTTAGGTACCTTTCTTAATTTTGGCATCTTTCTTTTTAGGTTTTTTAGCGTCAGCTAATTTTTGAAGTAAACTTTTTGCCATTATTTTTTACCACCTTTTTTTACTTTCTTTTTCTTTTTAGGCGGTCTGCCTACTTTGGAACCATAAGTTCCTTTTCCCATTGGCATAGTTTTAAAGCAACTACATTAATAATAACTGTTTTTATGCCTTAGGGTATTTTTCTATTAGTTTTTTTAAACTTAGCTCTGTTCCATCATCTTTTATAATTAACCGCAAAGCTTCTTTTGGACTCTTTCTTTTTTTATCAATTAGATAATTAAAAAATTTCTTTTTACTTCCTAATGTTTTTTCTTGAATAGACGGATTATCTTTTAACCACGTTGCGTAATTGGTATCTTGAGGAACTCTACCAGTTGCACTCGGTCTGGTGTTAGGAAACTTACGTCTTAAATCTTCATCATCAATAATAGGAACAGTGGTAGACCTGCAATTAAAATGCTGTGGTGGTAATGGTCCTTCATTATAATTAAATCTTTGTCCATCTAAACTGCCACAAATTGTACTTGTTCTTGCATCTAAAGTCGCAACATATTCATACTTTTGGGTTACATCTTGATTTGCTGCATAAGTTGCCTGACTTGCAGCATTTTGCACTTGGTTGACAGAAGTTCTAACAATAGTCATTACTTGATTATTAGCTAATTTCATTCCATCACCAGCAGCTAACCTTTGTGCCTTCGCAGTCATTTCTTGATTACGACCAAACTGCAAACGGCCTCTTAATCTTTTTGCAATCTTTGGTATAGATTCTCCTTCTGTTATACCAATACGAATCTGACTTGATATTAATTCTGACTGTTTAGTAGATATCCCACGAAAAGCTTTAGCAACAACTTCACCACTAGGTAAAGTAATGGCAGAACCTTTAGCAGCCGTTAAATTAAATGTTCTCTGGACAGTTGGTTCTAAATTATTAGGTAAAGTTAATATATTCACTTCCGTAGGATCAGTCATAACAATACTTCTTGCAAAGTCTGGTGACACTTGTACTGTATTAACATTAACAGCACCCACTGGTAAAACTTTTTGTAATTCATCAGCAACAAAGCCAGATTGAAATACTGCTAAGCTTTGTAGTTCATTAATCATCAAAGCAGAACTACTTGTAGACCAAGTTTCTAAACTTTCTTTCATTTGTACAAGCATTGATCTAATTCTTGCGACTGTTGCTGGTGCCGTTACTTCATCAATAGTTGCCAATTTATTGGTTAAGTCTAAAATTACGTTGTTGTAATTCGTAATAATTCTACGAGCAACTTGGTTGCTATAACGATTTAGGTCAATCGTTTCTCTGTAAAATGATTCTGGTGTTGCCATTGATTATGCAGCATCTTGTTCTGGCTCTGCACTTTCTTCAGGCTCTTCAGGTTCAGCTTTTTCTTTTGGTTGAGCCATTTCAATAAGACCACCACTCTGTGTTGCTTCTAATTCTTCTTCAACATCAAACTCATCTCCGAGAACTTCGCCCTCAGTAAGTTGGTTAAGTAATGTTTTCTGAGATATAGATCCAGATGTATATAAAGTTAGTAGTGCTTGTATTTCTAGTGGCTCTAATCTTTGTGATAGGAAGTCTCTATTAACATAACAACTACCAGCTTCTGAGTTTAGGTACTGCCCATGAAACATAAGACTATTATCAATCATGTCTTGCATCTGTTGGGCTACTACCATCATTGTTGAATCACCTTGCGATCTATCAATACGTTTTGCTTCTGCTGTTTCTGCTGATAACTTTTGTCCAAGAACGGCAGCAAGACCAAGTTCATTTATTTGGCTTTCTAGTCTGTCTAATCTTCTAAATTGAGCATCGTAACTTTTACCATCTGGCTCTATGTATTCAGCCCGACCATCTGGTGGAAATGCAATCGCCTCTCCGGGGCCAGCACTAACTTCTTCAGCATTTTGTGGAAAGCCATAAAACGCAAGCATTGGTACTGCCGATATATGTAATTGGTTATCAAGGTCAGATTGTATTTGATATGCTTTTAAATTTAACTCTGCTATATCAGCCATTGGTGGTCTTGATTCTAAAAGATTTACTCTATTGGAATAAGCAACGGAAAAAGGAATCTTATCTAAAGACATAATTCCTTCATCATGTTTTACAAACTTTCTTGTTTTAGCTTTTCTATGTATTTCAAAATTACCCGGAGTTAGTAACCTTACTTGCTCAATAATCTTTTCTCCATAAAGACCATCTGGCTCTGATACCTTTTCAAGAAGTCTTAATTGAGTAAACTCCAAAGAACCATCTACAATTTCTGTTCGCCAACCAAGAATATCCCTTGGTGTATATGTAACCCAGTATGGTCTTGCATTAGAACCTGTTGCTGGTGCATCTACCAATACTCCGATATGGCCATAACGAATCATTTTGCGGGCAGTCTCATAAGTCCAGACATTAAGATCGTTTCCCTGCAAATCAACATTAAATAACATCTCTCTAATATTGTCTGCGGTATCACTTAGCCTTACTGGTTTACGAGTTAACATGCCAGCCAACATTCTTTCTAATCTTAAAAAGTAAGGAGGACAAACAGAACGAGCTAATCTATTGTCATAACTCTCATCTAATTCTCTAGGTTCTTGCATTAAATATTTTCTATGTTTTGACCTCATCTGATATGTACCACCTAATAAATCTTCAATTAACATCCAATGGGGTTCTTGTTGATACCAGTTACTATTAGGGTCATTTATCTCAGTACCACTTGTTGCTGTCTGTCTGTTGTAATGGTTATACCCTGAGTACACTTTTCGACTCCATAGTTTGTTTATAGTTTAGACAATAATCTTAATAAAGCCTAATTCCAGTTTTGCGACCAGCGGACATATGTAAGGGATTGAACAATCTCCAAGTAATGTAACCAAGGGCATCATTCATATGATCGTACCCTGCATCTTTGTCTGGTTCACCTCTTTCGTTATAACTTTGTAATTCTAAACATTCAATGAGTTTTATTGCCTTTCTTGAAA